AGTTCCTGGTGGTCCGATCAACAACAAAATGTTTGCATTGGATTCCATGTAACGATCGTAGTAAGATTCTAGCGATTCACCTTTAAGGAAAGGGTACATTTCTTCAACAGGAAGACGATCACGATTTAGCGGAACATTGACAGAACCACCATCGGATGAATAAATCCACTCAACATAAGAAGTTACAACATCAAAGTTTTCTTCAATAATTGCAATCTGATTCATTGCAAATTCAGCATCACCGTATGCACGAACAGTTGTTGAGTTTGAGTTCACATCAAACTTAATGAAGTTATCAGTTTCTTCTTCGATGATCATACCAGCAGAAGAATTATTTTGAGTGTAAAGGAAATCAGCGTAGTGTTCCTCAGCCCATGTTGCCCAGCGTTCACGATTGCAGAGAACAGTAGTATCTCTTTGTACTGTAGTTTTGCCAGCATCAATTCTGCGCTGAATGATCTCAGCAGTGATAAGATCTTCTACATCAGAAGTGCCAAGGAAGATTTTGTTTTCGTTGCTCATAATTTCTTTCAAATTAAACATGTTATCTGCAGCATCCCAAGTGAATTTGCGCAGAAGTTTTTTAGGTCTCCATATTTTTTTATTTCTTCGAACTGAACGTCTTAAAGTTTCATAAGGTATTGCCATTCTTGCTGCCTCAGTTATCTCCCGCATCCATTCTCGTATCGGTGTCGATTGACTCATAATCATCCTTCATTTCAATATCATCTCGTAATATATTTTCTTCAGTAAAATCATCAAGGGTAGTTTCTTTTTTCTTCTTACGTTTTTCTTTTTTCTTCTCAAGGAAATCATCAAATTGTTGATTGCTTTGCATGAAGTCTAGATAAGCATTATGGAAGTGACCATCTTCATCATGTTCTTGAATCTCAAATTGATCAAACGCCATGTTCTGAATAAGTTTATTCTTAATGTAAGAGTGTTTCTTTTCTTTAGATATCCTACGAATAAAAGCATAGTAGATAATTTGCGTGAAGTATGCGAATGGATTGCTGGACTTAGCGGGATCAAAGTTATCAATATAGTGAATGCAGTTTTCAATCCCATCAAGGATCATGTCATCTTTGTAACTATAATTAATGAAGTTTGGTTTATAGGATAGGTGAGTTGCGATCTTTAAAATGCAATCCCCAATGTAATTACTTACCATGGGTTTTGGAAGTCCCTTTTCTTTTGCATCAATCACTGATGCCCTGTACTCTTTCATGGCTATTAAAAATTCGCCATTGTTTACGTAATGTGCCACATCGGATCCCTTTATTCATTAACTACATACATTATACCCCATGAATGACATAAAGGCAAGTATTTTTGATTTGCATTCTTTGCAGTCAAATTTACTTGCCTTTTATTTGCCAAACACGTATACTAACTGTGTTAGGGTTGATCGTTACTACTAATGTACTGTATCGTTTCCTTCAACGTAATAACTTTTCTCTTCTTCCTCTTCCTCGGTAGTTCTCTCCACTCCAGTCATTCTCTCTAGCATATCAATGCGTTTCTGAATGTCTTCCACCGTAAGTTCTTCCTTCATTCTTGAGATGTGTCCTGTTTTGTTTGAGCGAACTAATATCGTATTCTCATGCTCGTCTACAATACGATTGTAATGCGGAACAAGGACTTCATGCAATTTCTTCACAAACAAGATTTTAGCTTTCTCAATTATGTAACTATTGTCATCTGAGAATTGACACAGTGGAGCAGCTGTTACATGCTCATGTGCTTGATCGTCTTGCACAAAAGGAATCATTTTTATTACCATTGGGTAATGCAGTTCTATCGTATCGGCATCTTCATTAGTTAGAGTTGCCATCACTTGTTCTCCAGAAACAAATTTTACGACTACGAAGTTTTCATTCATAAATCGACCTCCACTAATTTTATTTCAAACTGCTCTTCAGCATAAGTTTTGTAGCGTTCAGCTGCATGATTGAGCGTATGATTCTTCCATGACTTCCAATGCAGATCATCTGCAATATCATAAAGGTTACAAGAAGTCTTACCTTCTTTCAATCTTAACCCACGTCCAATACTTTGTAAGTTACGAATCTTACTTTTCGATGGGGACGCAAATATAACATTCTCGATTGACGGTATGTTAATACCAGTGGAGAATGTTCCAAACGATGCTATAATGATAGCGTCACTTTCTCCTTCAGTTATATGACGGATTGCCTCACGATCTGAGGTTTCAGTTCCACCATAAACAAAGAAGATCTTACGACCATCATGTGCTTTTTTCTTAATAGCTTCGTAAAGAACTTTACCGTGCTTTTCAACGTATTGAAAAAGAACCAGAGTATTGCCTTCAGACTTCACCGCCAGATTGCGTATGAATTTGTTTCGTGCCTCATTGGTTACGATAAAATCCATTTCATCTTGGTAGGTCATGTTCTTTTGTGCTTTACGAATCTCTTCAGAATACTTCAGTATCACACACGTTATATTTAGGTTTGACAATCTTCCTGAATCCATGAGCGCACGGGTAGTGGTAACCCTGTGCACTGGACCAAACATGCCTTCAAGAACTAAACGATGAACCTTTTTGTTATCAAGTGTTCCTGTAGTGCCGATACGATAACGAATGTTATCCATCTTTTCCATTACAGTAGTCAGAGACTTGGCTTTGAATTGATGCGCTTCATCACCAAAGATTACATCAAACTGTTTGAACCATGCCTTTGGCTGAAGGTATACTGATTGCCATGTGGTGATTAGTACATCTTTTGTAAAGTCTTTGGTAAACCCAGCATAAAGTTTTTGACAGTGAGCAGATGTGCTCCAACCATTTGCACTTGAGTAGTCTTCAAAGTCAGCAAAGAGTTGTTCAACCAGAGATGTAGTTGGAACAATAATTATACACTTGCGATTGCTTTCCAAATGCTGGCGCATCGTAGTATAGATGATAAACGATTTGCCAGAAGCAGTTGGAGAAAGTAAAAGTGTGCGTTCTTTGTTAAGTGCTGTCTTAACTGCTTCTATTTGATAGTCACGAATCTCAATAGGTTTGCCACGACCCATGGGTTTAAGACTACGAGCATAACCTTCAATGTCTTCATGTGTTAGGTCATGCTCAACTGTAACTACATTTTTATATTCAACTTCGTATCCATTGCGGACACAGAATTCTTCTACGTAAGAGATTAATCCAAGGTACAACGTCTTGCGTATTTGATCATATAATCTTACTTTACCATCCCATAGTCTGGCACGAAACTGTGGAGTGAACCTTGCTCCAGGATATTCATACGTAAAGAAGTCGCAAAGTTCTTGCTCTACTCCTGCGTCGGAAAACACACGCACATAAACTTCATCTAATTTTTCAATACTAACTTTCATCACATCCCAGCAAGAAACTTCTTCCATTCAACGCCAGTCTTAATTTGCCAGTCTCTGGCTTTAATCTGACCGAGAACAGATTCAAGAAAATAAATCATTGTCTCAAGGTAATCAATTTTTACCCTCATTGTATTTAGATCAGTGTCACCAGTGAGAAATTCATCCATCTCATTCTTGAGTGGCTTGACACCTTGCCATTGTGGCCAACCTAATTCTTGGAGTTCGTCACGAGATAGTTCGCCACGATAGTAGCGGAACTTTGCTTTGCGCAACATGTTATAGTCTGAAGATAATTTAGTGTGCTTTAACTTTACGTTGACCAGCAACTTAATATACTTAGCGTGGAGTTTTGGAGTAGCAGTAGATTGTTCACCCAAATAGTTGTCATCTATCTGACAGTCAACATCCCACATCTCTTGCAATTGTTCTAGATTCATAATATACCTCAAGTGATAGTAGTACCATTATACTACTACTCTGCAATAAAATCAAATAAATTTGTAGTAACTGTATCGAAAGGTTGCTTGTCCTACGATATAAGGAACATCTTGGTTTGTGGATTGAAACAGTACACTGTCAAGCGCAACTGGAAACATATCAACAAATTCAACAGTTGCAACTGCAGTATTACTTGCACCAAGAATTTCTAACATACCATCAGAATAGTTCTTTGCTAATTCGTTTAGCACACCAGGTTGTGCTGCATTAATAAAAGTAATGTATTGATCATAAGACTGGGGAAATCCCAGTGCAATAATCCAGTTCCAAATTGCTCTGTAATTTTCCATATTCTCATCAACTAGGAAATTGACTGAGAGATTATCATAGGTAATATGATCACCAGGAATCGGAACAGACGCAAATGGTGTTGCGAATGCTGGATCACCAAATGTCAAACCAGGTAAATTGACCTGTTGACAAAAGAAATTCACAGTAGGAATTTTCTGAATGGTGAAATTAAATCCATTGGGTGACAATGGGTTAATGTTCGAAGGTAAGGGGCAGCTAAGTGTTTTATCCATACTATTATTTAGTAAATGAAAAAAGGGAGAACCGAAGTCCTCCCTTAAAATACCGATCTTATTGTCGGCTTAATCAGCCGACACTTGATTACATCAAGTTAGTAACGGCAACCTTGCGGTAGTAGTAGTTTACGTCAGCAGTCAAAGCACCATCGCTGTCAGAGTTATCCAACTGAACGAATGGGTTAGCAACTAGACCGTAACGAGTCTTGAAGCCAATCTTTGGTTGGAAGCTGTTAGGATCAACAGCACGAACCATTTGCAATGGAACGTATGGGCAGTAGAACAAACCAGCGTCAAACGCTGAAGAACCCTTGTAACCCATAGTGAAGAACTGAG